TAGAATCTTCAGTTATTGCAGTTACTACCTCTGAAGTTAAAACATTTGTTCCAGCTAGATTTTCTACTATATCATTTAAAACACTATAATGAGAATCTGTATCTACTGCATTTTGATTTGAACTTGCCATTGTTATTGAAGCTGGTCTTTCTAAATAAGCAGGATGCTCATACCATCCATTAAAAGCTAAAGAGACTGAATCATTTGCAGTTGCAAATTGGTTCATTTGTACATAACCATACCATTTAAGTATTGAATTGTTTTCTACATTTATATCAGAAACTCTCAATACTTCATCAGAAAATGTAAATATAAATTGAGACGTAGAAACGTGTTCACTAGCTGATGAAATCATAGCTGTGCTTATCTCTGCACTTCCCCATCCATCATCAGTATTAGATGAAGTGCTTGCTTTATTAAAAGACCATACGTCTATACTATTATTAGCCGCATCGCCAAGAGCGCATAACCTATCTCCTGTAGACCTCTTAGCTTTTATTCTAACTGAAGTTGATGCTCCATCTGGCGATGATGAAAACGTTAATGTTTCTCCTGCACTAACTATTCCTCCTAAACCTGTAACTGCTTGAGAAATAACAATAGCACTAACATTAACTCCTTCAGTACCAGTAACTGAATTAACTACTGTCCCACTTGGAATTCCTAAACCTGTTACAGTTAAACCAACTCTTATATCTTCGCTATCAACAACACCAATAGATGTATTTGTATTAGCATAAATAGTATCTGTGTCAACTGTAAAAGCTGTTTCGTCTACAATAGGTTTTCCAATAACCATCATATAATGAGAGCCACCTTGTTGGATAAAACCAGAAACAATAAAAACTCCATCGTTAAATTTACTACCACTAACAGTTATTATATCCCCTACTAAAAAACCTTGATTAGAAGTCCAGTAATCTGCTGTACCAGAAACGGTTATTTTAATAAACGATTTTGATGGAAGTACTGCTAAAGCCATATCTTACTCCGTAGACCCTGCACCGGGAATATCAGCAGAGCTTGAAGTTCCCACTCCATCTACTGTTGTATTTTGAGGGTTGCCAAAACTTATATTTCCATTAGCACTTCCTACTGTTAATACATTACTATCAATGTCATCAAAAATACTATGGTCTGACTCAAAGTAAAAGAAGTTATATCCTCCCCCAAGGTTAAGCCTTCCTGTAATTGTACCGGGAGCACTTGTTCCTATTTCTAGCCTTGCAGTACGTTTAGATATATACTTTGAAAGAACGCTACCACTTACATCAGATGGGTTAGCTTTCTGTTGAACTAAACTACCTGCAGATTTTATTTTTCCCTGTGCATCAACTGCCATATTAGTTATAGAACTTGACTCTGGTTCAGATAAATCTCTTGCATCTTTAACTGTATTTATTCCAGCGTCAAATTTATTTATAGTATATAGTTGTTTAGGCATTAATCAAGTATCTCCACATGTACCAAGTCATCAAATCCATTATCTTTAACATCTCCGTCAGAGTCCCAGTCTCCACCCCAACGAACCTTAACATTAAGTTGTTTGGCTATTCCTCTAATCATTCCACCCATATAATGAAACCCATCTCTATTCTTCCAGTCTATAGGATAAGGAGCTAGGTCTACAGCTTTACCTTCCATGTGCTTAGAGTACTTAACTTTAGTAGCTCCTTTCTTTAACAACTCTTTCTGTCTTTCGCCTGTACGTAAACCTTCTATTATAGTAACATCCATAATTTTAATAAGCTCATTAAGAACATCAACTAGTCTAGTATCTACACCTTCTAATCTTTTTTTACTTGTCTTACCAAACCTAGGCATTATGCTCTCCTTACTTTCTTTGCAACTGATTTACTATATTTAGCTTTTTGCTTTCCTTTTGCAGTAGCTCTTTTCTTAGCTCTGTTAGTACTTGCTTTCTGAGAAGGACTAAGACTTTTTCTAACTGACTCAGGTAAGTAACGACCACGTTTCTTTTTAGGTTTCTTCTTATCACCTTTACTAACATAGTCCCACTTCTGCTTGCCCCACTTAGTCAAACTATTACTAGATGACTTAGCTCCTTTATATCCACCACCAGCTTTCTTATATCTTGCAGTAGCTAATTGAGCTTTACGTGCAGACCATTGCCCCTTACCCCCACCTTTAGTTCATGACTTAACAGAAGAAACTATTCGTTTCCATAGTGCTGGTTTTGTTTTTGTAGCTGACGCCATTATTTCTTTTTAGGCTTAGAGTGTTTCATTTGTACTTTAAACCCAGCAGTAAGACTAGCACCTTTATGAGGTTTAAACGCACCACTATGCTTCATTAATTTAAGACCCTTACCTGACTTCATCCAATGATAACCGGCAGGAGCTTTAACTTTTTTATTCATATTACCACTTCACCTTATCCGCCCAATAAGCAGCAGACATTTTACCCTTAGCTATATTCTTACCATGTCTTGCTTTGAACGACTTTCTTTTCATTTTCATTCTTCTGGATTCACCAGCTTTTGGTTTACCTGCTGTACTAGCACCCTTCTGACCAAACCTAATTGTTTTAATCTTAGAGCCTTCTTTGGCTACAACGATATGACTTTTCTTAGGATGACTAGGAGTACGTTTAGGTTTATTAAACCCAGATACTCCAGCTCTTTTTAATCTAGGGTCTTTCTTGGTAGGCATACTACTTACCCTTCATTAATCCAATAACTAAGTCTTGGATAACTTCTACTAATTCTTTAAACATCTTACCTTCTTTTTCTTCCTTAACAAAAGGTATATTGATTTTATCGTTTAACATCTCAGCCATTCTATCAGAAAAATCATCTGATGCTATGTGACCTATTGCCTGCTCTTGTACTATTTCAGCTTGCTCTTCAGCTAACTTAACTAACATTGTTTTAATATCCATTATGATTCCTTTGTTTTTTTAATTTTATAATATAAATATATTATATTCATTATTCCAATTATAATACCTAATACGTATGGTAGTAAATCCATAAAGAGTAAAGCACCGCTACCTACGCTACCTGCAGAAACTTTCAGACTATCCATTAATGTCTCCCATTTCCGTTCATTCGTGACATAATACCATCCATTCGTGATAGTTGTTTTTCTAAATCTGATATTGCCTCCATCATTTGCTCATACCTTCTATCTCTTACAGCGTCTGACTCATTCCACCTACTAATTAATTTGATTATCATTCCTTCCATATTGTTAATACTTTCAGATTGACCCTTGTTCTCTACCTCTAGTTCTTTCAAAGACTCTTGCTGAGACTCTGACTTCTTTGACAATGACATAACTAAATAAACAAGCAATGCTCCACATATACCTATCATTCCTGCTTCGCCATATATTGCCATCATGTCCATTACTTCCTCCGCTTTTTACCCCAACCCAAGGGATTGATGTTTATTTCTTTTTCATAAAACTTTACTTTCTCTGCCAACTCTTCTCGTTCAATCCTTTCTTCCACGATATGTTTATCAAGTAAATTCCCAATGCGTTTATCTGCATCAGCAAGGCTAGTTTCAAGTGTACCCAATCTAGTCTCAATCCTATAGTAACCATAGACGAGAGTCCCCACAAGAATAAGAATTTGCCCAAACCACTTAAGGTTAATACTGACAATAGCATTGTCGTCCACAACACTACCTCTATAACTCCTAGCTGTTTTGACATCTTCACTCATTTCCTCTTAACTATTTCCCATCTGTTATGCGTAAAACACCACATGTCTCTATCAAATCTTACGTTATCTGAATAAAAATGCGATGTAGAATCTTGGTCTACTACCTCAACAAATGTATACATTGGATTTTCCATATCTGCATCAATTCCCATAACTGTCCAACCGTTTGAACAACTACTTAACATAAGTGTAGTAAACATTAATATTATAACTCGTGCTAACAACTTCAAAGTCTCCTGTTTTTAGTTTTTTAATTTTAAAATCTTTTTTATTTTTTCTTTTATCCATGACCATGCTCCAGTTTTCTTGTTTGCATTCCTGAATCTATTCTTTAACCTTTCGGTTCTTCTTATCCTCTGTAAGCTATGCATACTGCTGTTGAGTCTGTGTGATTTACTATACCATTAAAGTTACCATACAGTATTTCACCGGGTATTAAATTAACAAAAGCATCTATATTATCTCCAACATTAGAAGTAACTTTTATTTTTAAAAACTCAGTAGTACCACTAGAGTCTTTTCCTAAAGCTTGTATTGCAATCCAAGAACCAGTATCTGGATTAACAACAGTAGTATTGTGTTCAGCTAT